GTCCGATAAAGTAGCAACCTGTATATTTCGATTTTATGAAATTATCTTTTAGGAAACCTTTTGCAATGAGTCTTCCTTTAAAAATCGCCTCTTCATATAAAGCGTTTATAATTGGTTGGTTAAAGTTTTCGTCAAACTGTTCACCGATAATTTTAAATAGTTCTTGAGCATCGACTTTTGCACCTTGAGCCGATGTGAAACTTGAATTGTAATCTTTAAGGAAAGTTTGAAATGGCAAGCCTTTACTCATTCCCATCTGTTTAATGTTAGCCATTGTGAAAGTTTCATATTGCGAGGATGGCCTGCTTGCTTCAATCATATTAAAATTTTCATAAGGTGCTAAATCGAGTAATGCACCTGATTTTAAATCTATGTTTGGCTTTTCCTCTAATAAATCGGTGTCACCTGCAAAACCTCCAACCATGCTGTCGGGTGGGTTTTTCGTGATTGCACCTGCAAGAAAAGCGTTTAACTTCGCTGCTTGTATTTCGGCATCTCGATATGTATCGTTTTGTCTGATTAAATCGATTATCGTTGAAACAAAAGGTATTCCTCTTGTTTGTCCGACTCTTGCAATGTCCACAAGGTGTAATATGTTCTGTCTACCTGTTTTTTCCCCGTAAAAAGCCACATAATCCCATCTTGGCACGATGTTATTGATGTTTATGATATAGGAATAAGGATGTGGCGTTTGTATAAATATGCCTTTACGAACCCCGTTCTTGCCATAAACAATTCCCCCTGCCATTTCGTCACCGGGCTTGATTGGTGAGTTTTCACTAACGGTAAAATCATTATTGATTTGTTCACCCCCCGCAAACACAAACCCGTCAAAGTGTTTATTCCAATTACAAACCCTATCTGCTTCAATCATTTGAATTTTCAAACCATAAGGGGTGAATGGGCTTTCCACATACCTTAAAATAGCAAACCCGTCACCACGAACTAATTGCGTTGTTAAAGCAAGTCTTTGTTGCTGATAGAAAACAAGTTGCCGATAATAGTCACTTTCCACGCTCTCTGACCAATAGCGGATTTCGTGATAGGCTTTATTCTCAAAATCTTGTGCTTCAAGCTCTGATAAACCCAAAATGTCTCTGTCAATCGAAGGGCGTGCTCTTCTACCCGAACCAATCACTCCGTTTACAATCGTGTTCACCATTCCCGAAACAATCGGCGAATTGTTATATAAAAATTGGCTTCTATCTCTTAAAACTTGAATTTCTGATAGACTTGCATTAGCATCGTTTGAACCTGGATTAAAATCTTGAAGTGATATTTTGTTCGATGCTCCAGTGTGTGACGCTCCGTGTAATGCCTTTTTAGATATAGGTTTATCGTTTGCTGTAATTTGTGGAATTTTATCGCTCACCTCAACATTGATAATATTCTTTCTAATAAAATCTTTAATCTTACTCATACCAATCCTTTAAAACCCATCCAAGTTGGAGGGGAAGGGGGGGGGGACATAATTTAATCTAAAATCCATAATAAATCCTTATAAAAATCGTAATTCGTAATTACAAAGTTATCGTAATTACGAAGTTAATCTTTTTATTGAACGCCTGCCATAACCGCCATTAATTTGAATAGTTAAATCGGCAATTGTCTTTCTAACTTCTTCAAGAGTTAGAGCATTTCCTTGATATAATCCTTCAAGCATAGCCTTTTCCACATCTAAATACATTTCTAATCTTTCTTTTAAATCTTCTTTACTCATAATAAATCCTTATAAAAATCGTAATTCGTAATTTCAACGAAATCAATCACCTACTGGAATAAATCGTCTTATTTTTCTGGTTCCCGTTCCGTTTATATAAGCGTCAAGCGATGCAATCATATCCCGAATCTCTTTTAAGCTTGCTCTCGTCAACTGTTGACCGCCAATATTATAAGATTGAGCACCCGTTAAAATTGCCTTTTCTGCTTCTAAATATAAACTTTTTCTTTCAATCGCTTCTTCTCTTGTCATATTTCCTCACATTACCATTTTAAAAATCCTCTATAAATCGTCAAATAAACTATTGTGCTACAATTTGAAAAGGGGAACCCAGAACGAATTATTATATTTATTGGAGTAAACATGTCTTTATTTCTTGTGTTCGGGGTATATTGTCTTTTAGTAAAACCACACTACATCTGCATCACCACGACCACCTTGAACCTTACCGATGCCCGCATGGATAAATCGATCATGCAAACCTATTCTATCAAATCCTACTTGAATCAATGAACTCAAGATGATATATCGATTACGAGTATTTACACTCGCTATATCTACACCAAAACACAAATTATTCGCATCCGTCACATGATCTCCACTGCTAGCACTGCTGACTTTGGAATTATGAACAGGACAACGGCAACCGCTATTGATTACAAAAGGAACTTTTGCTATTGTCCTTGCTTTCTGAAGTAAATCCATCAATCGTGCCGAGACCCGATTTACTCCACATCCACATTGGCAAGAAAACTCACTCTGCTTAAAATTTGGATACAAACTCCAATTAATTACTATACTCATCTTACCTCACAAAACTTGAACTATCAGAAAACCCTTGAATTGTACCAGGAATTGTTGTCAAACGACCATTACTATTAAATAAAGACTGATATTGAATAAAATACTTCTGACCTACTGCATTACCAGTGGTATTTACAGAGCCTAAATAAATTGATCCATTATTTTCGCACATAAAAGCTCCAGACGGTGACTGGTTTAATATATGACCCGCAAAATTAATATCTGCTCCATCAAAATGACACGATCCTTTGTGACCACTATATACAAATGCTATTGGTGCTGTATCATACATACCTTCTGAAAAAAAACTTAAATTTAAGGTACTCTTTGCTCCTACATATTTACTATAAACTAATCCTCCAAACTCTACACATATCCCATATTTTGTATTAGACAACGCTACAATATCTATCTTACCTGATAATAATACTTCGGTATGGCTCACTTGCAAACACGAATGATTAGAAATATGGTTACCAATTATCAGATTATGGATATTCACAGAGTTACTATTTGATACTATGATACCACTTATCACTGTTGCTAATTCACCAGAATAAATACCCAGAATAGATACTGTCTTTAAACCACTAATTATCTTATTTATAAATAATGCTTGATAATGATAATTAGAATCACCATCAGTAAATGCTATCGTTAATGTCTCTACATTCTTAAAATCTAAATTTGCTACTGCCCAATCATATGCTTTCTGTGCTTGACTAAAGGGATTCACTAAACCAGCAATATTATCATTAGCATTTTTGGTCACATACAGCGTTAAATCGTCATAAATAGGCATTCGATTAGAATGGGCGTCTATTTTATTGTTTACATGACTCAAAAACTCATCACGAACTACTAAAGCTATTGATTGATCAATATCCAAATTTATTGCACTAGTATTGCTTACTTCGATTACCATTCGCAAAACTGTTGCCATCGATGATCCTTCAGGAAGAACAGGCTTATAAGTAGTAGGCCAAGACGCTATCGCTAAATCTTGTTTTGTCTCATCTTTAATTGAAAACTCACGTATATAATTGCCACCTACAAACTCTGGAACTAACCCCTCGATTATTACCCAATTAGTATTTGTTTTATCGAGCTCGATCCTATTTACACTTACCTCGTGCCATTGCTTTTTTAAGGCTATCTGAGATTCTTCAGGGGTATATTCGACTCCATTACCATCACCGATACCCATAAATTGAACATTTACTTGACTTTTATTAGCTATCGCTTCAGATATTTTTTGCTTTCCATATGATGTCAAAACTGATAAAAAAACTACCGACATTTTATCTCCTTATTTGTTTACTTATTAATTTTCGGATATACAATACCTACTATCGCTCCATATCCGATACTACCTATATACATTCCTTGATGACTATCTACTATCTGCTCAATTATTTTCAAATGAGACCGAACATTCTTCAACGAAAAGACTAATTTCAATATATCCCATTCCAACATCTCATATGCCCCTTTTTGAGACGTATCTACTTCAAATTTAAACTCACCAGGAGACATCTCTTCAGTCTCATCCTCCCACCATTCAGTCACTGTTATAGGCATATTTAAAATTTCACCTACACGCTCAATCGAATATCTCGTCCCTTTTTGCCATTTCAACTTTACCGCATTCTTTACCAACTCACGACGTTCATCGATTGTCTCTGTTAAAACCCAACCCTCATACCAATCTAAATTAAATTGCCATGCAAGATCACGGAGTGTCGTTTCGTCTAATTCATCAATACGGCTATATATCAATAAGTTATCTAACTTCGCTTGAGCATCTAAGAAAAGACTATCCAAACACTCAGCAGATGCTATAAATTTACTATCATACTTTATTGAACTCGGTAACAAATCCCGAAATCTCATCTCTACTCGTTTCATTTATTACATTCCTCCAATTCCCCTTCGAGACGAAGGGGCGGTTGCGTGCAACAGCCTTTGTCATTGCGAGCATCATTGTCATTGCGAGCGTTAGCGTGGCAATCCATACCACAAATTCCCCTCTAGAGAGGGGTGGACGCAAACGGACGGGGTGTTCGATACATTCCCCTCTAGAGAGGGGTGCTTGCTTGCAAGCGGGGTGTTTCTCATCCCTTACTCATATTTATAAACCCCGCTATCAATACGATATAAGGGGCTAAAATCATCACTACTTGCATTATCGACTTCACATAATCTACTTTCTGGGTCGCTCTACTCATTATTTTGTCTTTATGTGCTTCTAACTCATTAGCAAATACCATAGTAAAATTATCTTTCTTCACATACCTATCATCAAAATGCAAGATACATTTATTAAATTGATTCTCATACTTGATTATCTCTTTCTTGACCGCAAGTATCTCTTCATTGACTTCTTTTACCTTCTCATCAATAGATTGTAAATTCATCAAGATTATCTTTATACTATCATGTTGTAGCATTGTATCACTCATTTCCTTCCCCTGTTTTGTTACATTTTTCATTTATTTATCATTCCTTACAATTCCCCTTCGAGACGAAGGGGTGGCAGTCGCAGACTGACGGGGTGTTATTACTGCCAATTCCCCTCTGTAGGGGCGGTTGCGTGCAACAGCCTCTGTCATTGCGAGCGTTAGCGTGGCAATCAATACCACCAATTCCCCTTCGAGACGAAGGGGTGGACGCAAAGCGGACGGGGTATTGATACAAAAATCATTCACTCTCTACTCCACCAAAGACTATCCTATTCGGATTCGATGCAAAACTCGCTACCTGTCTACTTGACAATGCTCGAAACTCTAATCCCATCAATTCAACTCTCTTAGCTCCTGCACCCAAACATAGCTTGATCAAATTATCTGGGATTATATCACGACCCGCCTTACCTTTTTGCCATACTTCATATTCACTTACTGCTCTTGATATACCATCCTCTATATTATGCAAATCTACCGCCTGCTCTGATGTCACAAACCACTTTATCGTGTAATCGATATTGAAAGCGTTGATTGGATATACTTGCACATAATCTGTTAAAGGGCGAATCTTTTTACCACTCATGGTATCACTCATTGTGTTCTTATGCGAAGTGCCTTCATGGACTCCAAACATTTCTTTTACTGCTTGAATTTCAGCTCCTTCTGGATCTGGTATCTCACCACCTTTCAACATTACATAAATCTCTACCCAAACAGGTGAAGGTGATGTTACAGAGACATCCTCGATATTTGAATGTGCTGTCAAAGCATACCAAATATAAGCAAGCTCACTTCCCGCTGTGGTAAACCTATCAGGAGCCAACCTTATTCGTTTACGAAGCGATTCATCACTTTCTATATTTGAACCACCTTGTGTTGTTGTTATATTTTCTACTTTCTCGATAAAAGCTACTAAATCAACTAAACGATTCACTTGCCCCGACAGAAGCCCATTGCTATTTACGCCCTCTGATAAACATGTAGCAGATACTTCGATTGACATTTCATTTGCGGGAATTGTAACAGCTAAATCAGTTGCAAAGAAAATCTTCCCATCTGCTGTTACTCTTATTCCTTTTGGGATAATTGTGGGAACTGCTCTTGGTGATTGTAACTCAAATCTAAGCGTGGTCCTTGAGGGCGACGCAGGAAGTCTTGTCACATCGCCCCAAATCCCTAAATGATCTAAAAAATTACCCGTAGCATAACGAAGTAAATTCTGCTTATTCATCCAATCTGTTATTGCATTCTCTTGTGCCCTATCAGCTGCTAAAGTAGATAAAAACAAACGCACTGGATCACCAGGAAACAAAGTAGTATTTGTTATCCCTTCATACATCGTTATTATAGCTTGCTCGACTTCACTACTATCAACTTTAGTAAACAATACCTCGTTCAATTTACTCATAATCTCTCCTTATTCCCCTCTGTAGCGGTGATTTCCATATCGCCCGCTCTGTCATTGCGAGCATCATTGTCATTGCGAGCGTTAGCGAAGCAATCCATACCTTAATTCCCCTTCGAGACGAAGGGGTGGAAGCAAAGCGGACGGGGTAGTTGATACCACATACTCCCCTCTAAAGAGGTGTGCCACCTGTGACAGGGTGTTAAACATATCCCCTTCTATCACGGATTTTGAACCACTACACAAACTGGAACACTCTTTCCATCTGTGTATTCTGCTACTACACAATACTTGTCATTTAGTATCCCATTTGTGTCTGTCCAAGTCGTCTGTGTTGTGTTGACAGGTGTCCCTTCATTCTTGGACACATTATATTGCACAAAGACATCACTACTTGGTAGTGGTGCCTGCCATGTCAATGTTATTATCATTTTCTTCTCTCCTTTATTTTTTAATTAAAACTTATTATTGCTATTTGCTCTACAGTATCATTCGCTGATGCTGTCGATACCCACATACTATTAGCATATACTGGAGGGTTCCATCCTTTCAGTGTTGGTGTTGTTGTGATATCTTCTACCGTCCAATTTATACCGTTTGTCGAATAAGCTAAATTCTCTAATAAGTTATTAGATGTCGTTACCCATATACCATTTGCATATACAGGCTGTGCCCATCCTCGATTTACTGTTGTCGTGATATTGCCAAAAGACCAATTTACACCATTAGTTGAATATGCTATCATACCCGTCATACCAGATACCGTTTGTCGATAAACAGTCGTTAGCCATATACCATTTGCATATACTGGCTGGGTCCATTCTCGATTTACTGTTGTCGTGATATTGCCTACTGTCCAATTCATACCATCTGTCGAATAAGCTACATTCTCTGTCATTCTAATTGCATTTGTTGTTGTTAGCCATATACCATTTGCATATACAGGCTGGGCCCATCCACCATTTACTGTTGTTGTGATACTGCCTACTGTCCAATTCATACCATCTGTCGAATATGCTACATTATCTGTCATTACATTATTACTTGCTACCGTTACCCATATACCATTTGCATATACTGGCTGGGTCCATGCTCGATTAACTGTTGTTATAACTTTATCTGTCCAATTTATACCATCTGTTGAATATATAAATGCCAATTGATCACCTGTTGAAGCACGTATAAAGATAGATACCCATACTCCATTACCATACACTACCTTAGAAAAAGACCCAGTTCCATATATATTACCCAAAGAATTGATTAAATTCCAATTTATTAAATCGGTGGAATATGAAATACCCCTATAATTTACATTTGTATTGCATACATACCACACACCATTTGCGAATGTGAGTTGTCGCCATACAGTAACATAACTCGGTAAATTAGATATAGTCCAATTTACTAAATCTGTTGAGAAAGCTATGTTTCCCGTAGCACTTTGACTTATTGCTACCCATTTACCATCATCATAGACAAGTTCATACCATCTGTTAGTAGTTGATGTTATGCTTTTTAGTTCAATATTCAAACTTGCCTCTCTTTCATACTGTAAATTCACAACAGGCAACCATTCTCTCTTGTATTTCAACTCTTGAATAGGATATATTACACGCTTATAATCTAACTCTTGAATAGAATTATGCCTAGCTATTCGATATTCTAATTCTTGTATTGGCTCGATAAATCGCTCATATTCCAACTCTTGAACTGGCTCGATAAATCGCTCATATTTCAACTCTTGAACTGGATAATGCGTTGTTGCTTTGTATACTAAATCTCTTACAGGATTATGAACTGCTATTCGATACGCTAATTCTTGAACTGGCTCAATAAATCGCTCATATTTCAACTCTATTATAGGGTTTATTACTCTATAATACTCTAAATATCTAATTCGGTTTATTGTTCTTTCATATTCTAATTCTCTCACTGATTCGATATGTCTCTTGTATTCCAATTCTCTTACAGGCTCGATAAACCTCTTATATTCTAATTTCTCAACAGGCGTTAACCTTACTCTATATTCCAACTCCTGCACAGGATAATGCGTTGTTGCCTTAAAGGTCAATCCTCTTACAGCATTATGAACAGCTATTCGATATGTCAACCCACGCACCCCATTTATTGTTCTGCTATATTGCAAATTCTCAATCGGAGTCCAACGCTCTCTATATTGTAGATTACGAATCGCATTGATTGTCCGAGTATATTCTAAATTCTCAACTGGAAACAAAGAACTTGCCTTAAAGGTCAATCCTCGCACTGGATTATGAACAGCTACTCGATATGTCAATCCTCGCACTGGATGTATAGTTCTATTATATTCTATATTCTCTACAGGAAGCCAACGCTCTCTATAGTGTAAATTACGTATTGGATGTATTGTTCTAGTATACTGCAAGTCTTGAGCAGGATAGAGTTTTATCTCTCGATATGTCAACTCTTGAACAGGATTGTGAACTGCTATCCTATATCGAAAAGCACGAACACCAGGATGTCTCTCTGTTACTGGAATTTCTGGCTTCACTGGCTCTTCTACAAATATTATACTTACTACTTCTACTCTGGGTTCATATTTATGAATTATATCTGTCAAATTCACGATCAGTTCAGGCACTGCAAAGTTTAGCGGTCTGTCTATTATTCGTGCATCAAATCCAAATTTTCTATCCAAAAATACACTACCTCTCCATGTCGTTATTATCGTATGAACATTCTGATAGATTTCACGGATCCCTTTTGCTCCGATTTCAACTTCACGCAATGGAACTCCTATCACCTCAAACTCTCGAGGGAATCCCGCCAATCGAGCTTGATCTTTGACCCGAATTAATACTTTTGGGAATAATTTACCATCTGATAACATATTATAATACCATTCGTGTTATCGGATCAATCTGGGGCTCTAAAACTCGTTCTTGAATAGGTTCATTCTCAATTATACCCGCAATTCGATCAGGACCACCAAAACCCGTATCATGCCTACTTAATTCCTGTTCACGAAGTTTCATCTGGGATTGAACTGGTAAACTCTCAGCATGCTCTTTTAAAGTCAATGTCGCATCTATTATTGCAGGACGCCCTTTTGACCAATGAGTCTCTTCAAATTCAAGACCGCGAACTGTATACTTACCATATGTCTTCCCATGTAAAAATATCGTTTGAGGCAAACCGCTTTCAACCATTGCTTGTAAAAATCCAACCTCTACCATTGGCTCGATACCAAGAGAGGAATGTAACCTAATTTCAAAGGTAAAATCTAATAACTGACTCCCTATATATTCAGGTATTGGTTTACCTATTATAACATTATGATCGAAAAAATGTGCTTCGACTTTTCGGGAAAGGTTATTAAAGGTTTTCACAAATGGACGACTACTATAAAAATAGAATTTACCTATCATCCCCACGAAAGGAGTCAAAGCTAAAACTCTCGCAAGTCCAATTTCTTTTAAATTATCTAAATTCGCTAATCCGCTTGGGATACTTCCTATCATCCTATCTCACCTATTGTTATTCCCGCATGTATCGTCATTTTACCACTTGGATCGGGAATAAAGGGATCCCCAAAACCCACTTCATACTTTGTAAAACTTGTCCCTAAAGGCACCCCTAAAAACACCGTCTCAGATACCGCCTGTGCATAATCTGGTAATTTTCTCATCATATCACTACTAAACCTCTGGATCAAAGCTCCACCCTCAGACAAAAAGTCAGCCCTCGCTAACTGATCAGCCAAAGCAGCTGTCATCGGATTCAATGGATCATCAACCTGAACTTTCAAAGGAACTATAACTCCGATTATTATCTGTGCTAAATGCAATAAATTGTTACCAGTTCCAGGATCTAAAGGAAATGCCATCAATATTAATATCTCTAAGGGTATCATGGACTTGCCTTTACCTTTGATGCTCCAATTGGACTAATTGGAACACCGAATACCCCATCTTGTGTGAAACCCGCTAATGCTATCTGCAACGAACCTGTTGTAACACCTAAATTCACATCACCCGTTATATGTGTATTGCTTGAGTTGATTTTAGTGCTTGTATTATTCAAGGTGAATGTCGAATTATCAATCGTTATATCTGTATTGCCTTCTATATTTATTGTGGGAACACGAATATTTAGCCTATCACCAATAACAGCATTTATTCTATCCTGAACTGTTAAGTCGATATATTTATCAATTGTTGCTTTTATATAGTCACGAATAGTTGCAGTAACTTGGCCGTTTATATCTACATTTAATAAGTTAATATCTCTATCATATGAAATCTCTGTGCCATCATCAAACTGAACACCTCGCACATCCTGACTGTTAAAGTGAGGTGTATCTTGTCTATTATAAATACTTCCCAAAATAACACCTGTGTTCTCAAATAACACACAAACTACTTGCTCATCAATATCAACCATATTATAATCTTTATTATTTTGAGTATTTCTTTGAAGTATAGGTAAATCAACAGAAATAAAATTGTCAATATCCAAAAACTGAACCCTTGCTGAACATTTATCTGCGTTGACTAAAACTACCTTACCAATTCTTATTTCCACTCTGAAATCCTTTATATGAAACATTTATACGATCGTTTAGTTTATTAATTGAGGCCAGTATTATGAAAAAAACAATTTTTATATTTTTTTTATTTATCTTTTTATCTTTTAATTTATTCTCTACAGATATTTTTTTAAAAAAAGCAAATGACTTTATAAAAGAATTTATTGACGACCCAATCTTGTTTGACGAATTATATCTAGACAAATTTATCATATTAACTGGCATTATATCAACTATAAACTTAAGGTTCGACCAACAATCTATATCTTTATATGATGACATTTACCCTCCCGTTTATGTAAATTTTAAACATTTATCTCTTGAAGAAGGACTGAATCTTTCCACAGGAAAACCAATAACAATAGTGGGAGTATATACAGGTAT